GCCAGAGACGATGGCCCTCGAGCCCGCGGAATGGAAAAACCTGCTCGGCGGAACGGTTCAGGGCAACCATGCGGTCGCGCTCTTCGCCCTGGACGCGTTCCGGGCGCTGCCCCCCGGAGACGTGGATGTCGTGCTGGTCACCGCGGCGGGTGAACGCCGGTGCAAGATCGGCCAGAAGGATCGCGTCGCCTTGATGAAGACGGTCCCGACCACGGCAACGCGATAGGTCCCACAGGACGTCGCCGCGGGGGTGGCTGGAAGTCGGTGTATTCTTGCGCCCCATGCCACGCGAGCAGGTCGACATCAGCCTTCGCTACGAGGGTCCCAACGTCAAGGACGGCACGATGTCGCTGCAGGATGCGGTGCCCGTCCTGCAAGGCTTTGCCAGCGCCTACGGCAAGCTCGCAGCCTTCGAGGACCCTTCCTCCACACACCACCTCCGGATTGTGGCCGTCAAGCCCGGCTCGGTGCTGTTCGCGCTCGATGTGTGGACGTACTTGAACGAGAACGCGGGCGTGATTCAGGCCGCCGGCGTGATTGGTGGCGCGGCGACGGCGATCGTGGCGACCATCATCCGGCTGATCCGCGTCAAGAAGCACGTTCGCAATGAACCCTATCGCGAGCAGATTAGTCAGACGCCGAACACGATCACGGTGACGAACTCGCAGAACGTGTCGATTGAAATGCCGCTGCATGTGTACGAGGTGTTCAAGGCGGGGACGCTCGATGCCGACCTAGCCAAGATCGTCAGCCCCTTGCGAGTTGGTCACATCGATGCCGCCGAAATCGAAGCACGATCCGCCGACGGGGTGGTCCTTCGCGAGCGCGTCGAGGTGGCCGAGCGCCCCTACTTTGAGGTGACGGAGTCGGTCACCGTCAGCACGCAACGGACCTCGCTCGTCGTCCGGCTGAATTCGGTGACCAAGAGCACCAATCGCGGGTTTTTGTATCTCTTGGACGGCACGCGCGTGTCCTACACCTATCGGGGTGAGGATCCAGTGAAGCTCTATCGACTCATTGCGCATGATGGGCCGCTGCGCATCGAGTGTGTCGCCTACATGGACGAGAACCTGAAGCCGACCGCCGTGGACGTGTACGACCTGGAGAAAGTACAGGGCGAGCTCTTCACCGACCCGCGACGGGGGGACGCCGACGACGATGATGCGTGATTAGTCGCGACTGCGTGACGTGCTGGGCATTGAGACCATCAGCCATAGGGCCGGGCGTCAGAGCCCCAGTGCTACCCGCGCAGCTCCCGATCCAGGGCCTCGAGGCGGGCGGCGACGGCGCGCAGATCACTGTCGACCATGCGCACGACCGTCAGCACCCACACGGTGAACACCCAACTCCCGAGCAGCCCGAGAGCCAGCAGCCAGCACATGACGGTCAGCGCGGCGACGGGAGCGGCACGTCGAGGCCGAAGAGCCGCACGATCCACAGCACCAGCAGCACCACCACGATCACCCGGATCGCGATCTTGAACGGCTGCGGCATCGGGACGTAGGTCTCGAGCAGGTACACGAGCACGCCGACGATCGCGATGGTCAGGACCAGACTGATCATGGACGCCTCCGTCAGAACTCCCCGAGGTTGCCGTTCCCGCTAAGGACCGCCGTGTCGTAGTGCTCGCGCAGCCACTGGCAGCGCGCGAGAGCCCGCGACTGCTCGAAGGCCGTGAAGAACTTTCCAGCCAGCTGCCAGGTGCAGGCGCCGGCGATGCGATTCGCGTCGCCGATGTCGACGCCGTCTGATGTCCGTCCGCCGGTCGTATGCGCGACCGTCTCGTCGTCGGCTTCATCGGGCGATCGCTGATACAGGATCCAGTTCACCGTCGCGCCGGCGCGGTGCCACCAATCGGGCTCGCCGCGCGGGTCGGTGTTGGTGTGGCCGTAGTCCGGCCAGCCGGTGATGCGCTCAGGCGTGTAGTGAATGCCCAGCAACCGATCGGGCCCGAAGGTCGCGCGCATCGTCTGGAGGATGCGATGCTGCGCGTCGCCGCTCCAGAGCCAGTACAGCCGATCGCTCCCGGGCGGCAGCGGCTGATAACCGCGCGGATCGGGCTGCGGCACGGGCACGCCCATATGGTCGCCGGGTTCCTGCTGATCGCGTTGCACGCGCCGCCGATTGAACGCGGCCTCCTCCGGTGTCAGCGGCTGCGAGAACTCGCGGACGATCGTCTGCACGACCGGATCGCCCTTCACATGGCGATCAAACCCCGCGTTGATCTGCACGCACTCCCAGCCGAGTACCCAGGCCCGCACGATGTCATTGAACGGCGCGAGCCAGTCGCGGATGAAGCGGTGCGCCTCATCTTCGGTGTAGCCCTCGTCGCCCGGCAGCGAGTCGGTCAGACAGAAGAGCACGACGACGAAGCCTTCCGCCTGCGCCTCGTCGATGAGCGCGCGAAAGCCGATCGGATCGCGCCTGAAGTCAAACGCCGGCTCGTTGCGATACGCGCCCCACGGCGCGAAGAACAGATGCGTGTGGCCCTGGTCCCGGCACCAGACGCGATACGCGCGCCGGTCCTCCGCTGACCACCCGGGATACATGAACGCCCATTCGAAGCCGGGCGCGCAGAGGAACTCCCCGCGGACGTCGAGCGCCGCGGCCATCGAGGGCAGGCCGCCGGCAGTCGGCGGCGCAATCGGATCGGTCAGGTCCAGACTGAACGCGAAGACCTCCCACGGGCCCGCGGCCGCGCCGTCAGCCGCGACCGTGCTCCCGCCGCCGCCTTCGGGCCGCAGGTACCCGCCGTGATGGGAGCGCAGCGACGCGTGCGTCGCGTCGACGGCCTCGAGCGTCCACGTCTCCCACGGGCCGGGCGCCTCAGTGGCAGGTTGGCGCAGCGTCAGCGTGGCGTCGAGCTCCGCGGTCAGCCAACAGCCATTGGCGGCCATTAGCGCGACCGTCGGCGCGGCGCCGCGCGTCAGCCAGGCAAGCCCCCACTGCTCCCATTCCTCGGCCTCCGTGGCTTCGGCCGTGATGCTCGGCTCCGCGTCGCCGAGCCAGGCCTGCACGTAGTGGACGCCGTCGACGCAGCCCAGCGCGGTCAGCGGCAGGTCCGGCAGCGGGCCCGGGGCGGGCTCGGTCGGGAGCACCGGCAGCTGCGGCAGGAACGCGCCGAGCGCCTCGGCGGCCGGCCGCGGCACGAGCGGCCCATTCGGATCGGCGCCGAGCGCGAAGAGCCCGAAGTCATACGCGCGATCGTGCGGGTCCTCAAGGTGCGCGTAGATCACCGCGATCGGGATCCCCTGCGCGCCGAGGATCTCGAGCTCGCGGATGTGATCGGCGCCGGACGCCTGGCGCTCGCCCTCGCTCGGCTTCCACCCGGTTTCCGTGATGACATACCGCGCATGCCCGAGGGCGGCGCAGATCGCCTCGTGCTCGGCCTGGCGCGAGCCCCACGCCGACCAGTCCGCCGGCTGCGGATTGCGGTAGTTATGAATGGCGGCCAGTCGGCGCGGACTCTCGGCGATGCAGGCGATCACGTCCTGCACACCAGGCCAGAGCCGGGAATGTCCAGAGCTGTGATCGAACAGATCCATCGCGAGCACGACGCGCGTGTCGGGATCGTGAGCCTCGGCGGCCGCGGCCAGCGGCGCGGCCACGCGCAGGTATTCGTGGCCGGTGACGTCATCGAGAATCCAGGGTTCGTTCTGCAGCTCGACGATCCCGACCCCGGTCTCGTCCAGCAACCACCGCAGGAACTCGACGGCGACGGCCGGATCCGTCGTGTCGTACGGCCACTCGAGGATCGGCAGCAGCGCCAGGCCGCTCTCGAGCACCGCGAGACATTGGGCACGCACGTTCTCGCGGTTGCGCAGGATCGAGACATTCGTGCGGATCGTCGCGATCCCGATGCCGCGGACCTGCGCCAGCCACTCGCGGTTCATCCCGATATCGGCCGCGCCTGGCGTGGGCCAGACGACGCCCGGCACGGGCAGCGGCGGCCGCGGCCGGTCCTGCATCGGATCAGGCTGCGCGACGCGCACCAGGCGCCACTGCTCCCAGGCACCGAGGCCGGCCGCATCCGGCGCCATCGCGACCGGCGCATCCGGCGAGCGCACATAGCCGCGCCAGTGATCCTGCAGGCCGACCGTCTGGCCGTCGCGGATCGCCTGCGCCTCGAGGTCGCGGACCTGAGCGTCGAGGATCGCGACGTGCTGCTCGAGCGCCGCGACGCGCGCGGTCAGGGCTTCATCTGGCATGGGCGGCTCCGGGTCGATCGGTGGCTCGACGGGCGGATCAATCGGTGGCTCGATCGGTGGTTCGATGATGATGACTGGCGGCTCGGGCCGCGTCGGCTGCTCGAGCGGGATCGTCAAATCGATCGGCGTGCTGTCGTCCACGATCAGCGTGTGCAGATAGCCATCCGAATCGTTCCAGGCCAGACGCGCATGCGTCTCATCGAGGCCGACCCCGTGCGGGCCGTGCGTGCCGGGATCGGCGTTCGTGCCGCCGTTCTCAGGCACGTCGATCGGCCAGTGCTGGCCGTGCGTCTGGCCCCACGGGCGAAACAGCAGCCGATCGTCCTGATGGCTGAGCACCCAGACCTGGTGCGCCATGCGGACGAGCACCGGCGGCGACTCGCGGCGCGCGGGATCGACCGAGAGCGCGTCCACCTGGAGGCCTGCCGCATACCGGCCGTAGTTGGCGCGGCCGTCCAGCCACGCGATCGCGCCCGAGGCGAGCAGCGACGGGAAGCCGGTCCCACCGCTGAAGGTCCAGACCGGCTGGTCGGTGCGCGGGTCAAATCGCGTCACCTCACGAAACGTCCACAGCGGCTGGTCGTCGAGGATCAGGCGATCGGGCCAGTAGTCGGCGCGGCCCTGCTCGCGCAGCGTCACGTACGCGACGTGCGACCCGGCGAGGCCTGGCAGCGTGGCGTCGGCGATCTCGGGCCGGAAGTTCGTGAGGACCGTGCGGTTGTCCGTCCGTTTCATGCCGGCGAGCGCATACCGGCCGATCGCGGCGCGCTGCTGGTTCGCGCCGAGCGGCCCGAGCTGCTCGAGGATGCGGCCGCCCAGGTCGATGATCTGGTGCGTCTCGTCCTGCTGCGCGATGAGCAGCGCGTCGGCCTGGATCCACTGCGGGGCGTAGCCGGGCCCGAGGTCGAACTCCGTCTGATTTGCCAGGAGCTTGATGCGGCCATTGCCGGCGGCGACGAGCGTCCCATCGGGCGAGACCTGCGCGTGCCACCAGCCCTGTGAGTGCGAGACGTACATCACGGCTGCGTGGCCGGCGCCGGAATCGGCTTCGGCGGGCCGAAGGTGAGCGAGGACCAATCGAACACGTCGGTCGCCGCGGGCTTCAGCAGCGCGCGAAAGGTGGCCTCGAGCTGCTGCCGGTCGGCCTGCAGCCGGGCGGCTTCGGTCTCGAGCTGCAGCTGCGCCAGCGCGCGCTGGAGGTCGAGCACCTGGGCGCGCAATTTCAGGTTCTCGGCCCGCAAGCGATCGCACTCGGCGAGCGCCGACGCGGGCGAACCCGGCGGGGCGCCAGGCCCCGGCGCCGACGGCTGCGCCGACAGCGATCCGCCGAGGATCACTGTTCCCAGGACGAACGCCTGCAGGCCAAGCCGGATCCTCATCGCCGCACCGGCGCGGCGCCCTGCATCACCGTCAGCGGCGGGGCGGTCGCCGGGACGAACGCGGACGCAAACAAATTCCACTGTTGCGTCATCAGGGTTTGGATCTGCTCGTCCGTCCAGGTCGTGTCCACGATCGGCGGCGTGGCCGGGTTCTGGTCGTGGTCGGTGCTCGTCACCGGCACCGACGCCGCAATCATCGGCGCCAGGCGGATCGCCAGGAACTGCGGCTCATTCAGCACCCGTTGCGCCAGCGCAAACCGCGTCTCGTGTTTCGCGGTCGCGGGCGGCTCCTCGAGCACGATCCGCGCGGTCGACGCCGAGGCAATCTGGATGCGCCCGACGAAGGTCGGCGTCGTCGAGAGTGTCCAGCGATCGATATAGGTGCCCGGCGTCGACGTCTGCGCCGCCACGGGCGCCGCGATCAGCAGCAGCGCGATCACCACAGAGCGCATCACACAACCCCCTTACGGAGAACACACCAACGCACTCACGACCCCGCAATGAAACGAGATCAGCGCGTAGCCGCTCACGCACGCGGAATTCGCTTGAATGGGAAAGTTATAGGTCGTCGACCCGCAGTAGTAGCCCAGGCGCGACAGCTCCGTCCGGTCACCCGTCACGAGATAGGGGAATCCCGATCCGGGCGACGCGGCCGAGGCCCCACTCGCGGATTGCACTGGCAGGACCAGGTGCACATTATTCCAGCGCTTACTCGCACTCCCGAGCGGCGACGCCGCGTCCAGGCCCGGCAACACCGCGCCACTCGTCGGCGCCGCCGCGCCCGGCTGCAATGTGATATTCGAGAAGGTCGGCGAGGTCGCAATCGTCATGCTGCTACTCAGCCAGGTGATCGAGGGCGTATAGAGGCCGCTCATCGTCCACAGCGGCGTGTTGAACTGGGCGAGGCTCGAGCCCGAGCTGCTGTAAATCGAAAAGAGCGTCGATCCGCGATAGGACACGTCGACGCTGTCGCTGTCGATCACCATCTTTCCGGTCGTGCTCGACGTCGCCGGACCGATCGTGACAACGCCGGCCGTGTCCCATTGCCCGATCGTCGTGCCGCCGTTGAGGACGCGAAACCCGTTGGTCGCGTCGATCGCGACAAACGTGGCCGACGGATCGCCGAACGCGGATCCGTAGGTCGTGCTGCTGTAGCCGTAAAGCCCTTGGAGGTTGCCGATGGCCCAGCGCGGCGCCCAGCCATTGAATGCCGTCGAGGTCCGCACGTTGCCGACGATGGTCGGCCCGAGCTCGGTCGCGGCCTTGGTGCCGCGGATCGAATACAGGTCAATAAAGCCCGACCCGGCCTGGCCGGTATTGAACGCCGCATCCCCGGCCGCCCAATCATTCGCCCCCGATCCGTCGAGATCGCGCGTCACGGTATACGCAAACGCGCCGAGCGGCGTGCCCGCGCCGGCGCTGCTCGTGACCCGCATGAACTCCACGCGGCCGTTCGCCTCGAGGTAGATCACGTCTCCGGACACGAGGTTGTTGTGTTTGACGTTGATCGAGCCCGAGGCCGCCGGGATATCCGTCGTCAATTGCGTCGTCGGCCCGACCAGGATCCGCCCGCCAATGGTCGCGATCGTCTCCTGCGCGACGAGGGTCTCCACCCACAGTTCCGCCGCGTGCAACGTCAGCCATTTGCGATTCAGCAGGCCGAGGTTGCCGCTGTAGCCGACGCCCGGCAGGAAATTGCGCACGCTCGTCAGTTCCGCGAGCAGGTCCTCGCCCGGCGTGCCCGTCTCGCTGGCCGCATCGCCATCGCTCGCGAACCACGCCACGCGGGCGCCCGCGGGCACCGACGTCCAGAGCGTCGACGGCCCCATGCCGATCGCGTATTCCAGCGCGGTCGGCGCCGTATCCGGCCAGAGCAGCAGGCGCGTGCCCGGGCTGCGCGCGCCGATGGTCGGCAGCGTCGCCGACGCGCCCGGAAACGTGATCACATTACTGGTCGCATTCGTCAGCGCCAGCGTGCCGCCGCTCACCGTCAGCGGCGCGCCGTTAAACGACCAGGCGCCGCTGATGGCTTCATTGAGGTCGCGCCGTGTGAAGACGGCCGGGATGTCCGCCGGCCCGATCGACCCGATCCCGATGCTGCCGCCGGCGCCGACCCGCAGGATGTCGCCGCTCCCCGGCAGGCCCACGACCGTCAGCGGCGAGCTCGAGGCCGTCGTGGTCCCGATGACCGCCTTCTGCCGCGCCACGATCTGATCCGCGATCGTCACCTGCGCATGCGCCGGCCGCGCGATACAGAGCATGAGCAGCAGCAGGCCGAGCAGAATCAGCAGCAGCACGATCCCGTCGTCGCGGCGGGCCGTCATGTGCGCACCGCCTCGAGATAGCCGGTCGTGCCGACGATCGTGCTCGCGTTCGACGTGAGCCCGCGCAGGTGGTACGTCTGCCCCGGCGTGACGGGCGCCGTAAAACTCACCGCGGCAAACTCACCGCTGGCGAACGTCACGACCGCGGAGGTCGCGATGCTGGACCCGGCGGCGTTGTAGAGCGCCAGGCGGAACGTGCCGGATCCCATCAGCCGCTTGACCGTCGCGTACACGGTCCACGTCCGCCCGGTGAAGGTCGCCGGCGTCACCGGGAAGCAGCCATTCGCGATGCCCTGCCAGTCGGCACCCGTCGCGCTCGGATAGCCGGCGTCATGGTCGCCGCCGAGCGGCCAGGTCGCATAGTCCGCGGCGCTCCCGGTCCCGCCGCCGCCGGGCGGGCTCGGCGGGATCGTGCCGGTGACGCTCGAGCCGGTGCCGCCGCCGGATCCGCCGCCGGCCTTTAGTTGGGACCAGAAGGTTAGCCAGTTGCCCCGGCTCGCGTTTGCCTCGACGAGCTCCACGTCAAAGGCCCACCAGGGCGTGCCGCTCGGGCCCACGTTGTTCGCATGCGTGAGCCGGACGCCGGTGACCAGCGCCGCGGTATCGAGGCCCAGCCGCGGGACGTCGAGCGCCGCGGTCTGCCCGGGCTGCAGGCCGACGCGCGGCGTCCGCAGCGTGAACTTCTGCGGGAAGCCCTGGCGGCGCGCGAGCTCGCCGTCGGCGAGCGCCTGCGCGGTCGCGACGTCGAAGATGTCCGGATAGTCGATCACGACGCCGGTATAGAGCGGATACGTAAAGTCGACCGCGACGACCACCGACGGCCAGGCGGCCTGAAACAGGACGCTGATCGTATCGGCGGCCGTGCGCGGCGGGTCCGCGGGCGGCGCGTGCAGGATGCCGACCGGCCCGTTGGTTTCCCAGGACCAGCCCGGATCTGGATACGGGAACATCGGCATCGTGACCGCGTTCACCGTCACGACGTTTGGCGGCGTCGCGACGTAATACGGCGCCTGCCAGCTGACGGCCGTGCCGTCGCCGACGATCGTCCACGTCTTATCGGTCGGCGCGCCCTGGCCGAACCGCACCCAGACGTGCGTGGCGTGGCCCTCCCGCGAGGTGCGCGCGGTCAGGCTCTGGATCGTGTCGGTGACCTCGTCGATGGGCCAGGGCGCCGGGACCGCGCCGCCGGCATACATGTGGATCACGCGCGTCGGCGAGATGACGCAGGTCCACCCGCTGATCGTCCCGAGCTGCTTCAGCGCGGCGGCGTAGCTCTGGAACGGGAACGCGATCATCGGCACGGCCGGCCCGGGCGCGGCCGTCATCGCGGGATCGACGGTAAAGCCATACGCGCCGAGAGCCGTCGCCACCATCCAGTCGAGCACCGCCTTCAGCGTGCCGGCCGGTGAGACCGCGTTGATGAGGAGGCCATCGCAGATCGCCAGGTTGTCGGCCGCCGTCACCGTCCAGAGGTCGGCGTTCTGCGCGAGCTCCACCACGACCCCGCCGAAAACCGGCGTGCCCTCGAGCGTGAACAGGACATCCATGTCGATCGTCGGGCGCACGGGCGGCGCGATCAGCTGACAGGAGAATTTCCCGCGCGCATCAAGGATCAACTCACAGCGCAGCGAGCGCGCGCGGAGGTCGGTGTCGGTGGTCTCGCGCCCGCCGATGAGGAGACTGGTCCCGTCGATGGTGCGCGGGACGACCGGCGGCCGCCAGGGCTGCGCGAGCGCGGGCGCCATCAGGCGACCCCGACGCCATAGGGCGTCATCACGCGCCCGCTATAGCGCGCGGCGGCCTCGGCGATGCGCTCGCCGTCGATCTGCACGGCGACGCTGACGGTCGCGGCGCCAGTTAAGGCACTCGGCGCGAGCGCGATCGGCGCGCTCATCGTCCCGACCGAACCGCCGCCGCCGCCGCCCGTGCTGCCGCCGTCGGGGAGCTCGTTCTGCGCCTCATACCGATACGGGACGACAATCTCGGGCGCCTCGATGCCGCCCAGTTCATTCTCGATGCCCTGCGCGCCGATCGCCGCGGCCCGCGGCAGGTTCTCGGTCAGGACCTTCACGAGCTTGTCGATGCGCTCGATGAGCAGATCCATCGCTTTTTTCGACTTGTCCTGCTCGCTACGGAAGTCCTCGCCGATGATGTGGTTCTGCAGGCCGAAGTTCAGGAGCTCCGCGGTCGTGTCGTCGATCTGGAGTCCCTGATCTTTCCAGAGCTCATAGATGGTCTGCAGGGGCTTCTGCATATTTCTCAGCCCCGCCGTCCCGCCCGCGCCCGCCTGCTCGATTTCCTTCCAAGTGGCTGTGACCTCTTTCGTCAGGCCCGCAAACATCTCCTGCGTCAGGTTGCCCGTGTTCGACATCCCGACCATCAGATCGCCGAGGCCGCCGGCCGCCGTGAACAGCGGGCCCGCGACCGTATCGGAGGCGAACTGCGCTTGCGCCGCGAGCTCATTGAAGGCGGCGCCGCCGTCGAACCCAGCCTTTTTCAGCTGCTCGGCCAGCGTGGTAATCGTCGGCTGCAGTTGCGCGAAGACCTCGCTCGAGGACAAGCCCTGCGCCTGCAGGTCGGCGAACACCGAGCCGAGCGCGCCGACCAGCGCGGCGCCCGATTCTTTCGACGTGACCTTGGCGTTTTGCAGGAACGTGTCGAGGCCGCCGCTCGCGAGCGCGGTCTGGTCCTTGAAGAACTGCATCGCGGCCGCGGCGCCCTCAGTGCCGGGCTTGATCTCTTTCAGGCCGGCCAGGAGCGCCGGGCTGATCAACTCACTCTTTTCACCGGCGGCCTTCAGGCCCTCCGCGAAGTCGTGCGCCTTTTTCGCGGTCAGCGCAAAGGCGGCCTCGAGGTTCTTGACGGCGGTCTCGTAGGCCTTCACGGTCTTCGCGTTCAGCAGCGCATCGAGCGTCACGCCCGACTCGTGCGCCTTCACGTTCAATTCGTGGAGCCCGCCCGCGGCGGAGACGAACCCGTCGCGCATGTCATTGACCTTCGAGTGCTCGCTCGGGCCAAACACTTTCCCGATCAGCCCGCCGAGCAACTCGCCGCCGATGGCGCCCAGGACCGGGATCGTCGAGGACAGCGCGCCGCCGAGCGTCTTGCCCAGCGTGCCGGTGATGTTCGTCGTCACCTTGGTCGCGAGGCTCCTCCCGAGCTCCGCGCCGGCCAGGTTCCCGATGCTGCTGCCCGCCGCCTTCCACACGCTCCCGCCGCCCTGGATGGCGCCCATGATCGATTGCGCGATCTGCGCGCCGTAGCCTTCCCACTTCTGCAGCGAGGCCTTCCGCGCCTCCTCCTCCTGCGCGTCGAGCGCCTTTCGCACGCGGTCGCCGGTCGGGATGGTCGGCGCGCCCGTCCCAATGAACGGCCCGCGCGTCGGTTCGATGGGCAGCTTGCCGGCGTCCGCGATCCAGTCGCCGGCGATCCCGGTCGGGACCACCGCGCTCATGAGCGCCTGCATTTTGTGCAGCGGCGTCAGCAGGAGCTCGACCTTCTTTTTCGCCTTATCCGCCCCCGTGTTGAACTGATCGAAGGCGCCCGCCTGGCCGCGCGTCGCGGCATCGAGCTCGCGCATCGTCGTCCCGGCGATGATGTTGCTGCCCACGCCGGCATCGAGATTCGCCTTCGCCCGGCCGAGCGCGTCGTACGTCTGATTTAGCGCGGCCGTGAGGCCGGTCTGGCCCTGCGCCGCGGCGTAGGCTTCGCCGGCGCTTTTCTCGAGGCTCGCGCCCATCGCGCCATACGCATCGGCGGCTTCCTTGGCGAGGCGGCTGGTCTCGCCGAAGGTGACCTTCGACTTCGCCAGGGCCGCCAATTCGATCCCGCGGATCGCGACAGCCGTCACGCCCAGCACGACGGATTTGAGGAGATACCACGCACTGACCAGATCCGACAGGGCGCCGATCGATTGCCGCGCGAACTCGATCACGAACCCGGTGAGGGTCTTCACGACCGCCGACGAGTCACTCCCGAAGGCCGCGCGGACCTCGGTCCCGATGGCCGCGATCGCGCGCGTGACGCCCGGGTCCTGCAGGATGGCGTTAAAGGTTTGGAGCGCCGGCCCGACGACGCTGGTAATCGACGTGGCGACCTCGCCGAGCAGCGGCAAGATCGGCCCGAGGCCCTGCGCGACAAAGGCGCGCGCCTGCGCCGACAACACATCCATCAGATCGCCGAAGTCCCCCGCCGCCGCGAGCGTCTCGCCGGAGATCACGACGCCGAGCGCCTCGGCCTTCGCGGTCAGGTCCTCGAAGCCCTGAATGGTCGGCAGCAGATCGACGCCGGCCTTCCCGAGCAGCGCGGCCGCGGCGGCCGCCTGATTGGCCGGGTCTTCAATCTTCCCGATGGCGGCGGCGACCAGCTCGAATCGCTCCTGGGGCGTGGCCTGCTCGAGGTCCTTGAAGGACAGGCCGAGCGCCTTCACGGCCTTCATCGCGGTCTCATTGCCGGTCGCGAGGTTCTGCCCGAGTTTGACGCTGGCCGCCGCGACCGCCTCGAGGCTCGACCCGCTCTGCTCGGCGGCAAAGCCCCACTTCTGCAGCGCCTCGGCGCCGACGCCGGTCTGCGCGGTGAGATCGTTCAGGGTGCCGCCGAGCTCGAAGATGTCGCCGACGAATTCCGCGGCGGCCGACGCGGCGGCGTTCACGCCCTGCGTCGCGAAGTTGCCGAGCGCCGTCCCGGCGGCGACGGCCATCGTCGAGAGGTTGCCGAGCGCCTGCGTGGCCGTGCTCTGCAGCGCCTTCAACTCCGCGACCAATTCGCCGGTCGCGGCGTTGATGCGGACGGTCAGGGTCGCGACATCAGCCACGAGTCCCCACGCGCGGCCGGCGCGGCCGCGGGACCGGACGCGCCTCGGCCGTGTCGTCGGCGTCGAGCGGATCCGGGCTGAACTTCATGAAGTGTTTGGCTGACAGTTTCCGGCGGCTATAGGGCGCGAGCAGCCACGCGGCGAGCTGCGCGAGTTGCTGCCAGCGTTCGCGCTGCCGGGCGCGCTGGCCGGCGAGCAGTTGCCGGAACTGCCATTGATCCAGCGCGTCGAATTCCCACGGCAACAGCCCAAGCTCGCGCAGGGCGAGCCGCTCGTGCTGCTCTAAGAGACTCGGACCAGGGCCGCGGGCTGGTAGTCGCTTTTTTTGGGCGCGGTCCCGTCCTCCGCGGCGGCCTCCGGCTCCTCCTCGATCGCGGGATGGATCTTCAGGCGCGGCGCGCGATTGCCCCAAAAGGCCTTGCCCATCGCGTTGACCATTTCGTTGAAGTTCACGCCGCCGGCCTTCTCGCGATCCACGATCGCATCCCCCTCCTGCACCGTGATCGCCTGCTCCCAGGCGCGGCCGACCTGCACCAGCCGCGCCGCGCTCAGGAAGGGATCCTTCCAGAGATCATCCAGCGTGCGATCGTTCGCCGCGAGCTCGTCGATGAGGGCCCGGATGTTTGCGTTCAGATACCGCAGCACCAGGCCCGACACGGGTAAGCGCAATTCCATACGGGGTCCTCGCGGGCGTCTCGGTCCGTCGCCGCGTCAGCTGATGATCAGGCGGCCTTCGTGCGGCGCGCCGGGATGCCCGCCTTCGCGGCGGTGGCTTCCGCGCCGGCGACCACCGGGAAGGTGCCCACGGTGCGATCGGTGATCTTCAACTCCACCGTAATGGTCGGCGAAGGCGAACACGGTGCAGAGGCCCGAGATCAACGTCTGGCCGACCTCGTTGCCGCCGGGCCCGTACTCGAAGGCGACGTTCTCCATCTTCCGCAGCGGCGCGAAGAATTCGTACGCCTCCTCCGAGTAATAGCCGTTCAGCGTGTAGCCGATATTCGAGAACCCGGCGAGGATCCGCTTCGACTGCCGGCGGAAGGTGGTTGCCTCCTGCTCGTCGGTGTCCTCGGACGCATCGACGCCCGTGAGGAAGTCGGAAATGTCCTGGACGGTCGAGGGCGTCGCCGACGAGCCCAGGGCGAAGTACGTGTTGATGCCGGTGGTCGGTTCGCCGGTCAGGACGGTTGCTGGCATGGTGGCGTCACTCCTCGAGGAATTCCTGGCACTGTTGACAGAACGATCGTTGCGGCCGCGCGAGCGTGCCGCGGACGACCCGCGCCGCCGCCGGATGCGGGCACGGCATCGAGGGATCCCAGGCCACGATCGCCGGCGCCGCGGCGGGCGCCCCCACGATCCCGAGCAGCAGATCCGCGAGGCCCTGCAGCCGCTTCACTTCGGCCTGCAACTCGACGGCGATCGTCGCCATCAGGCGACCGTCACGCGCACCCGGAAGGTCACCGGCCGGTGGACCGTCACGATGCCCCCGAGGTCGTCGGTGTAGACCGGCCCCACGAGCTCGTCGTGCGTCCACGTTGCCCAGCGGTAGGGCCCGAGCGGCGTCACGGTCAGGCCCTCGAGGACCATCCGCGCGAGGCCGGCGATGCGATGCACCTCCCATGTGCCCCTTGCCTGCGAGCTCGCCCGGACGGTGACGGTCGCATTCACGCCGGCATGCCGGCAGCGATTGAAGTTGCCGCCCGTGCTGTCGCCGACGAGCACCAGCGGGAACGGCGCGCCTGGCGGGATCGCGGTATACACGCGCCCCGCGACCAGCGCCGTCATGCGCGGGTCCTGCCGCAACTGCCAGACGATTTCCGTCTCGACGAGCTCGAGCGGCTCTGCGTCGCGGACCGCCTCGGGCCAGAGCGTCATTACACGTTTTTCACGAGGAACGGCAGCTCGCGCGCAAAGGTCTTCGTGTCCTTCGGGACGAGCGCCCGCGCGAACTCCGATGCGGGCCGCAGATACGGATGCGCCGGAATCTTGCGGGCGCCGTACTCGACCCAGACCGCGACCATCGTGAAGGCGCGCGTCTCATTCACGTTCTCGCGCGCGAACGATCCGAACCGCCACGTCGAGCCCTGGCCCCTGATGGTGATCGACTCGGCCAGGGCGCCCGTGTCATAGGGCACCAGTTGCCGCGCGCGATCCGCGCCGCGCTCCGCGTTCTCCCGATTGATGCGCCCCATTTCTTTATTCACGATCTTCAAGATCGCCTTCATCCGGCGGATCAGCTCGTCGGTGCCATCGACGCGCCCGAGCGCGGTCTTCGCCGCCAATCAGGTCACCCGCTCGATCAGTAAGAGGTCGAGGTCTTCCGCTGTTTCAGTCTTCCCGGCAATTTCATACTCGGTGGTCAGGCCTCGCTGCGGATCGGTGATGGCCGCCTTCATCGCGGGCGTCACGTTCACCGCGCGATCGAACCAGAGGACCGCATGCGCCGTGGCCGTCGCGTACTGCACACTCGCCTGCATCCGTTCCTCGAAGGACACCGGGATGAATTCGCACGGCGCCCCGTCGATCACCGTGACCTCCACGGGCGTCTGCCCCCCATCGGGCCGGTCCACCAGCGTCAGGCCGACGACCGTGATCAAGTGATCCATCTGGCCGGGGTTCGGCATCGCCCTTACTCCACGACCCAATCGCCCAGGCTGATCCGCGACGGATACTCGACGCGATACGACCGCAGCACATCCAGCGTCGCGGCCGGCCAGGCGCCCTGGTCGGGCAGCGCCGGCGGCCGTTGCTTGAACCCGATCATCGCGAGCGTCGCGATTTCATTCGCGACCGCCGGCGGGACCGCGGCCGCCGCGCCATACCCGGCCGTGAACGTCACTACGAGGCCTGAGGCGACGCGCAGCGCCGAGGGTGCGCCGGTGAGCAGCAGCCGCGCCGGCGCGGCCCACAGGTCCACCACGTAGGTCGCCGGGTCCAGCACGACGCCGACGCTGGCGCCCGGCGCGAACGTGACGACGCTGGTCACGGCCTGAACCGGCGGCCGCACCAGGACGAGCCCCTCAGCCGTCGGCCAGGTGTCGAACGCCTGCTCCCAGGTCTGCGTGATCCACGCGCGCCCGGTGTAGTCCTCGGTCGCCTGGCGGGCCGCGGCGATCAGGCTGCCAATCACGGCGTCCTGATCGCTCGGCGGATACCGCAGCAGCTCCCGGAGGAAGGCCACCGACACCGGCTCGGCCGCCGGCGGCCCTGTCAGCCTGGATCCCGACATCGCCGCTCGCTTTACTTCTTGCGGTCGCTGCCGCCGTTGGTCGCGAGCACCGCCGGCGCCGTGAGCGCGGTCACCTCGCCGAACGCCTTGGGCCGCGTCACGACGACGACCGCGCGCACCTCGGCGCGGAGCGCCGTGATGTTCGAGGCGAAGTCGGTCCCGTGGCTGTTGGTGGAGTCGATGCGGATCCCGCCTTTGCTGATCAACATCGAGTGCGCGGCGAACGCGCCGACGAGCGCGGTCTGCGCCGCCTTCGCCGGCGAGAGCACCAGCGGAATCCCCCAGATGGACATCGGCGGCGTCTGGATCGTGGTCCCGCCATTGAGGAACACGCCCGAGCCGGTCGCCTTCTCGGACATCAGCGCGCCCCAGGAGGCCGGCGACAGCACGATCCCATCGGGCAGCGCTTTGCCCTGCTCCATGATCGTGATGATCATCGTGAGCAGCGCATCGGCGTTCGTGGCCGGCGCGGCCGGCTTGGCGTAGTCGGCATTGATGCCGGGCGTCCGCATGATGCCGAGCATGTGCGGCGCGACGCCGGTCCCGTCGAGGACCTCCGCATCGAGCTTGTCGGCGATCGCCGTCATCAGCCGCGAGTCGATATACGACCGCAGCAACGGCTCGTCCTCGAACACTTCATCGGGCACCCGGAGGATCGTGGCGATCTTCGACAGCGGGAGCGTGCCCTGCGTGAACTGCCATTCGCTCTCGGGCTTCGGCGCGCCCGCAGCCACCGCGTCGGCCGCATTGACGAAGGTGGTCTCGGTGATCACCGGCACCGCGCCGGCATCGGTGCGGCCCTGGGCGGGCAGCGAGGCCACCCGGCGCCAGAGCGATTCGAGCGGGCTCGGCTGCACGATCGCGCCGGGCAGAATGCCGCCGGCGGGCGCCACGGTCGGCGGTGCCTTGAACTCGGAATCGATCCGCAGGCGGCCGCGGGTCGCCGGGTTCGCGCCGCGCCAGGATTTGTATTCCGGCGCGCTGACGAACTGCTCGCCGAGCGACATCCCCGCGAAGGGATCGACGACCGACGAGCGGCCCTTGCCGGCCGGCTCGAGCGCCACGCCGGATTCGCTCAAGTACCCGGTGTAGCGTTCGGCGAAGTCGATCGCTTCCTTCTGCGCCTGCAGCCGGCCACCGAGCTCCTTCGCCTTCGTCTCGGCGTTCGTGAAGCGGGTTTGTTCCTCGGTCGTCAGGTCGCGATTGTCCTCGACGCGCACGCGCCCCAGATTCCGGATCTCCGTCAGCGCCGATCGCAAATCTTCATGCAGCGTGCTCATCGTCGGGACTCCTGTAGTAACGCTTCGATAGGACCGAGCCAGGTGAGATCCGGCACGACGATCACCGGTGCCGGGACGGCTTTCACTTCCTCTGGCGCGGGCGGCGGATCCGCCGCGGCGGCGTGATCGGTGACGAACGCCGCGAGCTCGTCGGCCATCGTCTGCAGGCGCGTCAGGTTCGCGCGCGAGATCACGCGCCCGGCCTTCGTGGCGAGCAGCGTCGTCTCGGGATTCGCGCCGATGAGACAGGGCCCGACTTCGATCAGGTCCACCGCGGTCAGCTCACGGACGAGGCCCTGCTCGTTGTCGCGCACGAATTGAAAGGCCTTCGCCTGGAACCCGATCGAGAACTCCACCAGGGCCCGCGCCTGCATCGCGCGGAAGATGTGGGCGGCCGGGGCGTGCTCGAGGTCGAGCTGCGCCTTCACGATGAGGCCAGCGCTGTCCTCGCGCGCCTCGAGGACATGCCCGATCAACGCGTTCGGGTCGCTCCAGGCGTGCGCATAGACGACAGGAATCTTCGCGGCGCGCACTTCCCAATCGGCCAGCGTGTCGGCGAAGGCTCCCGGCACGATCCGGTCGCCGTACGCGTCCACGTTGCCGGTCGCGGCGACGCGCGCGACGAACTGCCCACTGGCATCCACCGGCTCCTCGAGCACGGCCTTCTTGAATTCGATCGCCATGTCAGTGCACCACCGGCGCGGCCGGCTTCGCCGCCACGGCTTCCGCGCGGGCGGCTTCCGCCTGGCCGACGTCGGTGTTCAGCGGCAGAATCGGCCGGTCGTAGATCGCGTCGTCGATGCGCGGCAGGTTGAGGCGGGCGCGGCCTTCGTTGATCGTCATCGGCGGCGCGCCGCAGGTCGCCCGCAGCGCCTGGCCCTGCTCCTCGAAGGAGCCTTGGAGCTTCTCGGCGATGTTGAACTCGGCGTACAGGTTTGCGCTGTCGGTGAACCCGGCCAGGATCCCGCGGTTGATCTCCTGCTCGAACATCGAGAACCACGGGCCGAGGCAGTCCTGATAGAGCTGCTTGTGCTGCTCGCCCATGTTCGAGAACGTCGCATGCTCGAGGTTCCCGACCATCGTCAGCGGGATGTGAAACAGCGCCGCGACCTGTTCCCGCGCGAGCTTCTGCGTTTCGTTCAGCTGTGACTGCTCGGCCGAGTACGACATGCCTTTGTAGGTCATGCCGTCTTCGAGGATGGCCGTGCGGCCGGCGGCTTCGGGGCCGCTGTACTGGGCGTGCCAGTCGGTGAGCAGTTGCGTCTTCTGCTCGGGCGTCCAGCGCGGCGCGCCCGCGGGCCGCTCGATCACGCCCGACATGCGCGAGCCGTTCCGGAAAAAGAATTCCTGGTACCGCAGCGCGGCGCGGCTCTGCGCGAGCAGCGGCCGCAGCGTCTCGAGCGGCGACAGCCCGAGCCCGCCGTTGGGGTCATAGAACTGGAACAGCACCAGGCGATCGCGCGCGGCGGTCTCGACGCGGCCATCGGGCCAGGTCAGGTCATAGACGCGCTGCCGCTGCTGGCCGGCGAGCGATTCCCAGCGCGCTTTAATGCTGGCCGGCGAGAGCTCGTACAGGTCGAGCGGGCGATCGCGCCGGCCGGTCGGCACCTTGATCCAGACCGCCGCGCCATAGATCCCGAGGTCCTGGACGGTGCGCTCGAGAAACGTGTAGGCGGTCTCGAGCGGATTGGGATGCGCGAGCAGCTGCGCCGCGGCGTGATCGCGTTCGCGGATCCGGCTGTCGTCCTCGAGGCGGCGGTAGATGTGCACGCCAACCTGCGCGATGTTGCGCGCGAGGAAGTCCACGCAGGTCCGGACCGCGGGCTCGCGGCGATAGAGGTCCGCGTACGTCTGCGTCCAGGCCGAGCCGCTGACCGATTCCGGCAGGACCGAGTAGGTCAGATTCAGCGCGATCGGTTCGTACGTGGCGCGCCACGGGCCCCAGACCCGGCGGATCGTGTTCGTCGCGCGCGTGAGAAGGGGAAGGGCGGCCACGCCGCGGGCAGCGTCGCCGGGCGGGCCCGGGTCTGACTAGAGGGTGCCGGAAGGAATGCCGCTTACTGTCGCTTACTGTCGCTTCCGGTCCGTGTCCGCCGGATCGACGTACTGCACGCGGACGCCCGTCCGCGGCCCGAGCCGCGAGACCTCGAGGACGCCCTTCTCGACCCAGCGCCAGGCCGTCCGCGTCGTGACCTGCTCGCGGGCGGCGAGCTCGCGAATGCGATAGCCGCGCGCGGACGGATCCGGCCGTTTGGGCGTGCTCATGTCCAGAGGTCCTCGTCGGCGGCGGGTTGCGAGGGCAGCACGATCAGCCGGTGATCGTCGTAGGCCGTGCCTGGAGCGGTCGCCCGGTTCAAGCCGTCGAGGGCCAGAATCAATGCGTACACCCCATCAATCTTTTCGGTAGCCCGCTTGCGATCCGGCTTCAGGCGGCCGTCCGGGTCGCGGGTGACCACCATGTTACTCGCGTTCCACCTGAGCACCGGGTGCCCGCCGTGCCGCAGCGTGCCGGCCGTGACGCGCTCGCCGAGCGCGGACGTCGGATCGTGCAGCGTCGGGTACCCGGGCCGCAGCGGCACCATGACGACGCCTTCCGCCTCGAGCTCGCCGGCGAGCTGCTGCGCGTTCCAGGGATCGTACCGGAGCTCCGCGACGCCGTACGTTCGCGTGTCCGCCAGGACCGCGGTCCGGATCGCGGCGTAGTCGAGCGTGTCGCCGGGCAGGACCGTCAGCCAGCCGTCCTTGATCCACTGCCGGTAGCTGACCTGGACGACCTCGTCGCGGCGTTTCTTAAGCACCGCCTCCGGAATCCAGAACCGGCAC